AGAACTGGTTGTCTGAACGCTATCTCTTGATAAACAACCAATCCCACCAACTGTGTCAGAAATAGACATCGTAGAAGGAGTAGTCGCACCCTGATAAACAAGAATCTGACGTTTACCTAAGACAGACCATCAACGTCTGAAGGAGCTTAAAGAGCTGATGATTAGGAGTGGGGGTAAGGATGTTGCTCAGAAGGTAATAGAGATAGCCCTTAATGATGAGCATCCCCATCAATTAGTAGCTTTAAAGATGTGTTTAGATAGGACTCTTCCTGTGAGTATGTTTGAGAAGGATAAGTCTCAGAGAAGTGCTGTAACGATCAATATCACTGGATTAGGGCAAGAACCTACTATCCTTGAGACTGAACAACCTGAAGATGTAGAGGCTAAATATGGCTGATTTAAACTTTAGTCTACTTCCTTGGCAACAAGAGGTATTTAAAGATACGACTAGGTTTAAGGTTGTCGCTGCTGGGCGTAGATGCGGTAAGTCACGTATGGCGGCAGTTACCCTGTTGATTGAGGGTTTAAAGTGTCCACAAGGCTCTGCGGTTCTCTACGTTAGTCCCACTATGGGGCAATCAAGACAGATCATTTGGGACTTATTGCTAGACCTTGGTAGGGATGTTATTACGAACTCCCACGTAAACAACCTAGACATTACCCTGATAAACGGAGCTAGGATATACGTTAGGGGTGCGGATAGACCTGATACCCTTCGTGGAGTCTCTTTAACTTACGCTGTACTAGACGAGGTAGCCGACATTAAACCAGAGGCTTGGGAACAGGTTATACGGGCTTCTCTGTCAGACAAAAAGGGTAGAGCCTTGTTTATCGGCACTCCAAAGGGAAGGAACTGGTTTCACGATACCTTTAAGCTAGGTGAGAGTGGAGAGGACTCTGATTGGAAGAGTTGGCACTTTACCACTGCTGATAACCCTTTGATCGACCCATCTGAGATAGAAAGTGCTAAAAAGACCCTGAGCACCTTTGCTTTTAAACAAGAGTTCATGGCTTCCTTCTCCAATGCGGGATCGGACGTTTTTAAAGAGGAATGGATTAAGTTTGGTGAAAGACCTAATAAGGGGTCGTTCTATATCTCTGTTGACCTAGCGGGGTTCGAGGAAGTTGCCAAACAAGCGGGTAACGCTAAGAAGAGACTAGATGAGTCCGCTATCTGCGTAGTGTATGTAACAGAGGATGGGAAGTGGTTTGTTGAGAAGATTATCCACGGAAGATGGGATATTAGAACGACTGCTGTGAACATCTTGATGGCTATTCGGGACTACAAGCCTTTGAGTATCGGGATTGAGAGGGGAGCACTGAAGAACGCTGTTTTGCCCTATTTGAGCGACTTAATGAGAAAAAGTAACATCTATGCCCATATTATTGATTTAACGCATGGAAATAGGAAAAAAGCAGATAGAATTATCTGGGCATTGCAAGGAAGGTTTGAACATGGCAGAATCACGCTTAATTCGGAAGAGAATTGGGATGATTTTGTTGACCAACTTCTAATGTTTCCCGCACAGGGAGTTCACGATGACCTTCCTGATGCGCTTAGTTATATAGATCAGTTGGCTGTAACTTCATACTTTCAAGAAGATGAAGAAGATGAATGGCAACCGATAGACATCATATCAGGGGTTTGAGCATGGAATTTCAAGAGCCAACAGATTCAGACAAAGAGATAGTTCAATTCGTTGTCAACCATTGTGATAGATGGAGAGACTGGCGAAACACTAATTACTTATCTGATTGGCTGGAGTACGAGCGCATCTTTACGGGTGAGTGGGACATCCAAGACAAGACCCGTGACTCCGAGAGAAGCCGAATTGTCACCCCCGCTACCCAACAAGCCGTAGAAACCCGTCATGCTGAGATCATTGAGGCTATCTTTGGTCAGGGTGAGTTCTTTGACATTGAAGACGATATTCGTGATGTAAACAACAATCCTTTAGATGTAGCCGCTATCAAGGCTCAACTGATGGAAGACTTCAAAGTAGACAAGATTCGCAAGTCCATTGACCAGATTGAGCTGATGGCAGAAATCTATGGTACTGGCATTGGTGAGATTGTTGTCAAAACAGAGAAGATTTACGTTCCTTCTACTCAACCGATACCTGGTCAAGTCGGTCAAGCCGCTATTGGTGTGATGGAAAAGGACAGGATTGCAGTCAAGATTGTTCCTGTTAACCCTAAGAACTTCTTGTTCGACCCTAATGGGACTTCTATTGATGACTGTATGGGTGTGGCTGTTGAGAAGTATGTCTCTATCCACAAGATCGTTAAAGGTCAAGAAGAAGGTATCTATCGTAAGGTAGCTATCGGTACTGACTCAGACGACACAGACTTAGAGCCTACCCAAGAGGTTAGCCAATTCCAAGACGATAAAGTTAAACTTTTGACTTACTACGGCTTAGTCCCTAGAGAGTACATTGAACAACTAGAAAATGAAGAAGAAGTAGAAGACTTGTTCCCTGAAGACTCTATCCAAGATGACTATTCTGACTTGGTAGAGGCTATTATCGTTATCGCCAACGATGGTGTTCTCTTGAAAGCAGAGAAGAACCCATACATGATGAAAGATAGGCCAATTCTGGCTTATCAAGACGATACAGTTCCTAACAGACTTCTCGGTAGAGGTACTGTAGAGAAGGCTTACAACTCTCAAAAGGCTATTGACGCACAGATTCGTTCACATTTGGACTCTCTGGCGTTGACTACTAGCCCTATGATTGCAATGGATGCCACTAGACTTCCACGAGGTGCTAAGTTTGAGGTAAAGCCAGGCAAGGCAATCCTGACAAACGGCAACCCCGCAGAGATTTTGTTCCCCTTCAAGTTCGGAAATACCGATTCTGGGAACATAACAACTGCCAAAGAGTTCGAGAGAATGCTTTTACAGGCTACTGGTACGCTAGATTCACAGGGAATGGTCTCTGCTGTGTCTAGGGACTCCAATCAAGGTGGTATCTCGATGGCTGTGGCTTCTATTATCAAGAAGTACAAGCGTACATTGGTGAACTTTCAAGAGGATTTCTTGATTCCTTTCATCAACAAGGCTGCCTTTCGGTATATGCAGTTCGACCCTGAGAGGTATCCTACTGTTGACATGAAGTTTATCCCGACTGCTGCCCTCGGTATCATCGCTCGTGAGCATGAACAACAACAGTTCATCTCCTTACTTCAGACTCTTGGCCCAAATACACCTGTTTTGCCTGTTATTCTTAAAGGAATCATGGCTAATTCGTCTTTGTCTAACAGATATGAGTTGATTCAGATGTTGGATGAGATGTCTAAGCCTGATCCACAAGCACAGCAGATGCAACAAGCACAGGCTCAACTGGCTATGCAGTCTGCTCAGGCTCAGATCGCAGTTCAGACTACCCAAGCAGAACAAAATCGTGCTGAAGCGGCTAAGTTGATGACTGAAGCGCAATTGATGCCTCAAGAACTACAGGCTAAGGTACTTTCTAGTACAACCAAGAACCTTCCTACTGGTGGAGAGCCTGCTGAGTTTGACAAGCGGGTAAAGATTGCTGAGTTGATGCTCAAAGAGGCTGACATTAAGAACAAATCTAAGATTGTTGAGATGCAGATGTCGGATAAGATGGAGAAAGCGTTTCTTGATCGCATCACTTCGGAATTGAAATAATGGAACTGCTGAAAAACCTTGAAGGAATGTCTGCTGATGAGCAGATGAGTGCCGTTGTGGAGCTTCAAAAAGCCGCCATGAAGACGCTAGAAGAGCAAAAACAAGTCTCTATCGGTAAGAGTGCCGAGATGGTGATTCAAGGTTTAAAGAAGATTAAAGCCGACTTTGAAGCCAAGTTTGACTCTCTGAACTACGACATTCAGACCAAAGTTGCTAACCTGAAAGACGGACAACAAGGAATACAAGGTCAAAAGGGTGAGCAAGGCGACCGAGGACTAGATGGCGCTCAAGGAAGAGATGGAAAGCCTGGTCTTGATGGTAAAGATGGACTAGACGGAAAAGACGGAATTAGCGTCCAAGATGCCAAGATTGACTTTGATGGCAGTCTAGTAATTACTTTATCTGATGGCAGAGAAATCAACGTAGGCGAGGTTGTTCCTGTTGATGTTGCCCAAACAATCCATAAGATTCAAAGCGGATCAGGTGGTGACTCACAGACAACTTTAAACGCCATTGCTGCCCTACAAGCCACGATTGCCACTTACGGCACGATGGCAACACAGAACGCCAATGCAGTAGCCATCACAGGCGGCACAATCAACGGCACAACAGTTGGAGCAACAACCCCTGCGGCTGGTACGTTTACTACGCTTACTGCTACGGGGCAGACTTCTTTAGGTGGTGTGGCAGGTGCTGAAGGTTTGCGGGTTACAACTACTGCTTCTGGAATTAACTGGATTCAAGTTAAAGGTGCTGTTTCAGGTGATGACCCATCAATTATTTCTGCTGGCTCACAAAGTAGAAATATTCGGTATCGCACTGGAGTAGGAGCCGCTCATGTTTTTGAAACAGGTTCATACGCAAATAGTCAACTAATCATTGCCAACACTACCTCCGCAGTCAATTACGTTCAGGTGACTGGTGCGGCTACTGGTGGCGATGCTTCTATTTCTGCGCTAGGTTCTGATTCAAACATATGGTTGCGTTTAGATGGAAAAGGCAATCGTGGCGTAGCTATTGGATATTTTGCTCGTATTGGTAGAAGTTTTGCTAACTACTTTGAAGCAACTGGCAACAATGCGGGTTCATCCCCTATTCTTTCAGTAGGTGGCTCAGACACAAACATAGACCTAAACCTGACGACCAAGGGTACTGGTGCTGTTAAGTTAAACACAGGTAACGGAGAACAGTTTAGAGTAAAAGACAACGGCGCAACAACAACTGATTTTGCATTTGCAGTCGGTTCAAATTTTGGTCGCCCTGTTATTGGCGCACAAACAATATCTGGTAGTGGCAATGCAAGTCTGGGATTAACTGGATGGGGAACGTCTGGAGCAATTCAGTTATATACTAATAATACCGCCCAAGAACAAGCCCGTATTACCCACACAGCCTCTGCTGTTAACTATGTACAAGTAACGGGGGCGGCTACTGGTTCAACACCATCAATTAGCTCACAAGGTTCTGATAGCAATGCAGGTTTGACAATTCAAGCAAAGGGAACTGCGGGTGTAAATATTGGTAACGGCACTTACTTTAAAGCACTTGAAGTGACTGCTGGCGGTGTTGCAAATTACATTCAAATTGCTTCAAAAGCAACTGGAGTAGCTCCAACAATTTCTGCCCTTGGAACAGACACAAACATCCCATTAGTCCTACAACCAAAAGGAACAGGCGCACTCCAAGCCCAACAGACAGACTCTACTGCTACTGGTGGTAATGCTAGGGGTGCTAATGCTGTTGATTGGAGTACAAAAAGAGATGCTGGGGCTTATGTTGCATCTGGCAGTTTTTCTGTTCTTTCTGGCGGTGCAAGTAATGCCGCTACTGGTACGCTTAGTTTTGTTGGTGGGGGTCAATATAATACTGGTGGTGGTTCATTTGCAACACAAGTTGGTGGTTTTAATAACTCAACAGGTGGTGCTTACTCATTTACTGGTAGTGGAAACACTAATGTAACTTCAGGCCAATATGCTTCAATTGTTGGTGGTTTACTTAATGGCACAAATACAAGTACAGGCTATTTAAGTTTTATTGGTGGCGGTTCAAACAACACAACAAATTCTAATACGGCTGTTACTACACAGTCTGCCACAATGAACGGCACAACAGCCGTTACGCTTGCCGCATCAAACGCCAATATCAAGGTTGGTCAACTAATTACTGGTACAAGTATTGTTATTGGCTCTAATTCAACACCATACACCTACGTTGCCGCAATTTCAGGTACATCCCTAACCCTATCCCAAGCCGCAAGCGGTTCATCAACATCAACCCTATCTTTCTTCACTCCTCACGGAGTAGTAGTAGGCGGTGGTAACAATCAGGCTACTGGTTCATATTCCTTTATTGGTGGTGGTGGCGATGCTGGCACTGCGGCTAATCGTAATGTGGCTTCTGGTGATTGGTCAACAGTATCTGGTGGAATAAAAAATCAAGCGACAGGTTATGGTGCAATCGTTTGCGGTGGTGCAGACCCATTTTTTGGTGGTGGTAACGTAGCAAGTGGGCAAGCATCCGCTATTTTGGGTGGAGCAAATAACACGGCATCTGGTTATCAATCTTCTGTTATTGGAGGAACTGCAAATACTGCAAGTGGTGCGGCTTCAAGAGCAAGTGGTTTATACGCATTTACAAGAGGAATTGCTGGTGCTTTTGCCAATGGTTATAACGGGTTTGGTTCTTTTGCTGGTGGAACTTGCCAATATGTAACTTATATATTGCAAGCTGGTACAACTGATGCAACACCCAAAGTGGCAACTGTCGATGGTGGGGCGGCATCTACAACCAACCAAGTAATTTTGCCCAACAACTCTGCCTACGCTTTTAAGGGAACTGTCATTGCTAACGTCACAGGTGGTGGAAACACAAAGGCTTGGGCAATTGAGGGTGCTATCAAGCGTGGTGCAAATGCCGCTTCTACAGCCCTTGTAGGTACGCCTACAGTTACATCAGCCTATGCTGACGTAGGTGCGGCTACATGGGCTATTGCAGTCACAGCAGACACCACGAATGGCGGTTTGGCAGTGACCTTCACAGGACAAGCCGCAACCACCATAAGGTGCGTGGCAAAATTGGAAACAACAGAGGTAACTTTTTAAGGACTAACATGGCTCTCAAGATAACAGCAATTAACAACACAAACGGACAGTCTGAAACTCAGGCTTATGCCCGTATCACTAACTTCTTTGGTACTAAAGACCAAGTGCAAGTTCAAGTGGAAATCCACGCAACAGAGGAAGCCCGTAAAGCGGGATGGCCTTCTATCCAACAACAGGCGCACTATGTCAATATGGAGGACATTGAGGGTGACTTTATCCCTGCGCTTTACAATGTTCTCAAGACCTTTACCCAGTACGCTGGCTCAACAGACGTTTAAGGAAAACAAATGGCATTACTCAAAACAGTAGATACAGACTTTGGCATCCCTGCCGAATATTGGAACATTGGTGCTGTCCAAGAAGACTTTAAAGGCAAGGGAACAGAGATAACCTTTTACGGCTATGCAAGCAAAGAAGCCCGTGATTCTGGTAAACAACCATTAAGCGCAGGCAAGGTACAGATTTCTGGTGATGACTATGTAGCGGGTGCAGACCGAGCTGCCCTATACGAAATCATCAAGCAAAAGCCTGAGTTTGAAGGTGCGACTGACGCATGACCCCAGACCTTGAAAAATACTATACAGATAGATTCGAGATGATGTCTACCCAAGGGTGGAAAGATTTAGTAGAAGATATTGACAAAATAATAGTATCTTTGAATAATATCTCTGTAGTTTCTGATGAGAAAGACCTACAATTCAAAAAAGGTGAACTTTCTATCCTAACTTGGCTGAAAAATCTTAAACAGATCAGCGAGAGGGCTTATGAAGAGATTTTATGATTACGTCTGTGAAAACGGACACAAAACAGAAAAGTTTGTTGTTTATGAGGCAACGAACTTGAAGTGTGAGTGTGGGGCTTTGGCTACACGTTCACTCTCTGCGCCAGCTTTTAGACTTGAAGGATGGTCTGGTTCTTTTCCATCGGCTTATGCCAAATTTGGAAAGAGTCATACCGACAAGTTGAAATCTGAGCAGAAACTCAACTCATAAGCAATTATGCCGAGTTGAATCTCCTATAACCGATAACGGCAGGAAAAAGGAAACGTATGTTGATTGACAACGAAAAAGAAGAGTTAAGTGAGTTTGACATTGTCGAGCAGAAAACTTCAAAAAAAGCTGAAGATAGGTCTGAGCTTCCCGAAATTTACAGGGATAAAAGTTTAGAAGAAGTTGTGAAGATGCACCAAGATCAGGTAAAAATGATTGGTCGTCAGGCACAAGAGGTAGGCGAAATACGTAAGTTAGCTGATGAACTCATTAAACAGAACCTTAGTTCTAGACAACAACAGACTAGAGTAGAAGAGCCTGAAGTAGACTTCTTTGAGAATCCACAGAAGGCAGTTCAAAGGACAGTTGATAGTCACCCTGACATCATTGCGGCTAG